CTGAATGGGAAGACTTAAACAACTAACTTGCATAAATGGAGTTAACACATGACTATCAATAAAATCCCCTTTTTCGATCCTATGTCTTTTTCTCTTCCTAAGCAGTTCAATACCACAATTGGATTTGAACCAATCCTGAAGAGACTTTCGGAAATGTCGGATAGCCTTCCTAAGATTCCAACTTATCCGCCTTACAATATCAGACAGACTGGTGAAAACACCTATGTTATTGAAATCGCTGTTGCTGGTTTTGGTAGGCAGGATCTGGAACTTGAACTAGAAGATGGTAAGCTTACCGTCAAGGGTAATATCCAAACAAACGATACAGACGATAACTATATCTTTAAGGGTATTGCTGACCGCGCATTCACTCGTCAGTTTATTCTGGCCGATACTGTGGAAATCAAGAATGCTGATTTGATTAATGGTATGTTGAAAGTTTGGCTTGAACGCTTCATTCCTGAAGATAAGAAGCCTAAGAAGATCAACATCGGTGAAAAGACTGAATCCAAGAAAGAACTTCTCAACGAGGATGGCAACACTGCCACCAAAGAGTATCTACAAGATAGATCGGAGAAGTAATGATAAGAACACTGAAGAAACTATTCACTCGCAAGAGTGAGCATGATCGTATGTATGATTATCTTTGTCAAGCTACCGATCAAGCTCATTTAGAATGGCTTCAGCGTGAATGGGACCGCAAGTCCTATAACGATAGGAGACATTGGTAATGGCTCCTTATACTAATGAAGAAGCTGATTGGCTATCTGGCCAATGACACTACATACTGAGGAGCAATAACGCTCCTCAGTTTTTATTATGGAGAAATGTATGAATAAGACTATGCTCACTCTTGCTGCTGTTCTGTTTGCTTTTGGTACCAGTTCAGTTTATGCTACCAGTGATGTTATCCGTATTGTAGGATCATCTACAGTTTATCCCTTCACAACCACTGTCGCAGAACAGTTCGCTAAGAAGAATGGTGTTTCATCACCAATCGTTGAAGCAACCGGTACTGGTGGTGGTATCAAGATGTTCTGTGCTGGTAACGGCCCAGATACTCCTGATGCTGTGAATGCTTCTCGTAAGATGAAGGATGAAGAGAAGAAGATTTGTGCTGAGAATGGTGTAGAAAACATCACCGAAATGGCAATCGGTATCGATGCCATTGTAGTCGCAATGTCTAAGGATCATCCTGGTATCAACCTATCAACAAACGATATCTATCGCGCTCTTGCGAAGTATGTGGTTGTTGATGGTAAGTTTGTCGAAAATCCAGTAAAGACTTGGAATGAGGTTCGTTCTGATCTTCCTACTGACAAGATCGAAGTTCTTGGCCCGCCGCCAACTTCAGGTACGCGCGACTCATTTGTAGAGTTGGTATTTGAGAAGGAATGCAAGGCTGACATTAAGAAGAACAACCTGATCGTTTCAGAAGAAGATACGAAGGCATTCTGTCAATCAGTTCGTGAAGATGGCGCATACATCGAAGCGGGTGAGAATGATAATCTAATCGTTCAGAAGCTTCAATCGAATCCTGCTGCTCTCGGTATCTTCGGTTATTCATTCCTTGAAGAGAACCTAAACACTATTAAGGGCGCAACAATCAATGATGTTGCTCCTGAGTATGATGCTATCGCTGCTGGTGATTATCCAATCGCTCGTAAGCTCTATGTCTATTTCAAGGGATCGCACTTTGAATCAAATCCAGACTTGAAGAAGTTTATGGATGAGTATCAGAGTGATGAAGCTATTGGCGAAGAAGGCTATTTGGCTGAGAAGGGTCTTATCCCACTTAAGTAACACTTGACAATCTGGAGAGGATGATATATACTATCATCTTCTCCTTTCTTTATAGGTATATTATGAAACTCATTATTGAAAAGTCTGTGGTCGTTATTACCCCTACAGTGGGTTCAGCAAAACTTGCTGATGCTGTTGAGAGCGTTGCCAATCAAACATATAAAAATCTCACACATCTTTTGGTTATTGACGGCGCTAAAGAATATTTGGAACAGTTCAATAAGAATTTAGTTCATCAAGATAAAGATAACTGGAATCTAGAGTTCATGTTTTTGCCTTATAACACAGGCGCAAATGGATTCAACGGTCAGCGTATCTATGCATCAATTCCCCATTTATTAAATGCTGATTATGTCTTCTTTCTTGATGAAGATAATTGGTATGAACCAGATCATGTCAAAACTCTTGTCTCTAAGATTGAAGAAGAAAATCTAGATTGGGCATATTCACTTCGCAAGGCATATACGCCAGACAAGCAATATATCGCTGACGATAACTGTGAAAGTCTTGGCAAGTGGCCTATATACTTCACACATAACGATCCGCAATATCTTATAGACACTTCGACTTTTGCATTCAAGAGGCAGTTTATTAAGGCAACATGCCATCTCTGGCACTCTGGCGCTTGGGGAGAAGACAGGCGCTTCTTCTATGCGATTAAAGATAAGTCGAAATGGAACACAACTGGCAAACACACTCTTTGCTACAGAGTAGATAACAATCCAAATTCTGTTAATGAAGAATTCTTCGTCAAAGGAAATGCGGAACAACTTGCACATTATAAGGGACAATTACCATGGTTGATTTGACGAATTTAATATATTCAATACAAGAGTCTCCTAATATTCTATTGAAGAAGAGCGAAGAATTAGCATTCATAGGACATTGCTTGATAAACGCTAATGAAAAAGAATCGCAGAACTATCAAGATGTGTTTGTGCTATACGAAACGAAGTATAAGAGGAATGGATATTTTGTAGAGTTTGGTGCAACTGATGGCAAAGATATCAGCAATACAATTCTTCTAGAAAAGAAGTATGACTGGACAGGTATTGTTGCAGAACCAAATCCTCACTGGCACGAAGAACTATATAAAAATAGAACTTGCCATATTTCAAAAAGTTGTGTATACTCTAAGACTGGTGAGGAAATTGAGTTTATCGCTTCCGATACTCCTGATATTTCTGGAATCAAAGAGTACGCTTCAAAGGATGAACACACGGCAAATAGAAATATAGGTAAGACTATTACGGTACAGACTATCTCGTTGGTCGACTTGCTTGATCAATATAATGCACCGAATGAGATCGACTATCTTTCTATTGACACAGAAGGCAGCGAATATGTTATTCTAAAAGCCTTCTTTGATAATCCTAAAAACTACAAGATAGATAATATAACGGTAGAACATAATTGGATTCAATCCGATAGAGATGCGATATACAATCTTCTTCGTGATAATGGGTATCAGAGAAAACTTGCAACGTTCTCAAGATGTGATGATTTTTATACGAGAGTGAAATAATATGGGTAAGGATTTAATTATTGGTGGTGCATCCAATTACACTTGGGATCACTTGAAGTATTGGGTAAACTCAATTCAACGTTCGGGTTTTACTGGCGATGTTGTACTAGTTGCTACCAATATTACAAAAGAAACAATAGATAAGCTTACAGACAAGGGCGTTAAGCTTGAGCTGTACGGTAAGCAAGACGAACATGGCAACTTTACTGCCCATTCAAACGGCGCACCTCATATAGAAAGATTTTTCTATATCTGGAATTATCTTCATAATAATAAAGACGAATACGATTATGTGATTACTACTGATACGCGCGATGTTGTGTTTCAGTCAAATCCAACACACTGGATTGATGAGTGTATACTGGAAGGATATGAATCATTAATTGTTTCTTCTGAAGGAATGAAGTATGAAGATGAGCCTTGGAATAACAACAATCTTCTTGAAGCTTTCGGTCCATACTTTCATAGCATCTATAAGTCCGACGCTATATTTAACGTGGGAACGATTGCTGGCGTGGCCGAATATGTTAAAGATATGTTGTTCATGATATTCCAAATGTCTATCAATAGACCTATTCCTATTGTTGATCAAGTTGTTTTCAATATCATCATTCAACAAAGACCGTACAAGGATTTTATCAAGTATACCTATAATTCGGATGCATGGGCTATTCAGTTAGGCGTTACGATGGATGCTGTAAAGTCTGGTGCTGGAGATATTGGTATGAGCGTTGCACAGGATCCTTCAAAGATGATTCTATATCAAGCCAAGTATTTTGACGAGCAACCGAAACTTGATAATGACGGTTTTGTTGTGAATAGCGACGGCAAAAAGTTTGTAATTGTTCACCAGTATGATAGAACTCATGCGTGGAAAGACAAGATTATGGAGAAGTATAATGACTAAGAAGACAGCACTAGTACTAGGCGCTGGTGGTTTCATTGGCAATCACATGGTCAATAGACTAAAGAGTGAAGGCTATTGGGTTCGCGGTGTAGACTTAAAGCATCCTGAATTTGGTAAATCAGAAGCAGATCATTTTGTCATTCGTGATCTTCGTGATCCGATTAATGCTCAAGAGTTGATTGGTTGGGCAGGTAGCAATCGTGGGCCTCATCAAACATGGGCTAGACAATTTGATTTGCCATTTGATGAAATCTACCAGTTTGCCGCTGATATGGGTGGTGCTGGATATATTTTCTCAGGTGAGAATGACGCAAATGTAATGCATAACTCAGCCACAATCAATCTGAATGTGCTTGATGCTGTGCGTGATATGAATGAATCATACAAAGTCAACAAGACAAAGATTTTCTATTCATCTTCGGCATGTATGTATCCTGAACACAATCAGCTTGACCCTGATAATCCTAACTGTGAGGAGTCTTCTGCTTATCCTGCTAATCCAGATTCAGAGTATGGTTGGGAAAAGTTATTCAGTGAGCGTCTGTATTTGGCTTACAATCGCAATTATGGTATACCTGTTCGCATCGGTCGTTTCCACAACATCTATGGACCAATGGGAACATGGCAAGGTGGCAAAGAAAAAGCGCCTGCTGCTACATGTAGAAAAGTCATCACAGCAGATGTAGTAGTTGGTGTTTGGGGCGATGGTGAACAGACACGTTCATTCCTTTACATCGATGATTGTATTGATGCTGTTCGTCTAATGATGGAATCTGATTTTATGGGCCCAGTAAATATTGGCTCAGAAGAAATGGTAACAATCAATGAACTAACGCGGATGGTCATGGATATACGTGGCAAGAATCTTTCCATATTTCATCAACCTGGACCATTAGGTGTTCGCGGTCGTAATTCGCATAACAGATTGATTGAAGAGAAGCTTGGATGGAAACCTAAGTATTCGTTGAAGGACGGCATCACTCTGACATACAATTGGATTGAAGATGAGATAATGAAGAAATATGAAGATTATAGTTTAGATTGATAATTGAAAGGAATAAAATAGTGGGCAACTTTGATGAACAAGTACACATAGTAGATAAGTTTGAAAGTGTCTACTATGACACTGATGAATTTAAAAACGGCGTTATGTTTAGAGATTACGGTATCAATCAATTAATGACTCATAAAGCTGAAAGAGTTGTTGATGCTATGATCATGTGCTGGAATTTAGATCATAAACCTAACTTCAATAAGCATTGTAAGAACAGAAGAGTTGCGGTGCAGGCAGGAGGATTTAACGGTCTGTATCCTAAATTGCTCGGTCAAATGTTTGAGACAGTATATACATTCGAACCTAATTCATTAAGTTTTCATTGTCTTGTTAATAATTGTCAAGAAACAAATATTTTTAAGTACAACGCATTTTTAGGTGATGTACACCTTCTTGCAGATATTGGTGGTGGACTTGATGTAAATCCTGGCATGTACAGAATGGTTGGTTCAAATAATCATTCCAAAATACCACAATTACGAATTGATGACTTAGCGTTGAATTCTTGTGATCTTATTCAGCTAGACACCGAAGGTCGTGAATTAGCTGCTCTCAGAGGTTCTCTTGAAACAATTGAGAAGTATAAGCCTATCATTTGTTGCGAGGTGCATATGACACCACCAGAACAAATAGAAGCATTACTATCTCCTTTTGGTTATAGAGAACTGGAAAATTTAAGATATGCTGGTGATAAGTTATATGGTGTTGTATAATGAATAAACTCAAAATTGGTTTTACAGATACTAATGAAGCAATTGCAAACTTCTTCATGACAATCTTATCTGAAGATTTTGAGATTGTTCGTGATGATGTTAGTCCAGACTATCTAATCTTTGGCGATAAGAACTTCGGCAATAATAATGTGTCCTATAATGACAGGCGTTGCATTAAGATATTCTATACAGGCGAAAATGAAAGACCTGGTAATTATCACTGCAACTATGCTATATCATTTGATCATGTAGACAACGAGCAGCAGTATAGACTACCGCTTTATGTTATCTATGATTTTGATAATCAGCATCGGAATGTAACAAACACAAACACAGTTGATAGAGAACCAAGTGATCTAAATAAGAAGTTCAAGGATAAGTTTTGTTCTTTTGTTGTTAAAAATGGCGCGTGTCAAAAGAGAAATTACTTCTTTCAGCGTTTGAATGAATACAAGAGAGTTGACAGCGCAGGCCCGCTATTCAATAATGTAGGTTACGTTTTGGAACGTGGCGAAGGTGCTGTAGAAGCAAAGATGAAGTTCCTAAATGATTACAAGTTTAATCTATGCTTTGAGAATTCTAGTTATCCAGGATATACTACAGAGAAGCTTTATGAGGCTTACATGTTTGGCACGGTGCCTATATATTGGGGTAGCCCGACAATCGAATGCGACTTTAATCCAAAAGCATTTTTAAATTGGCACGACTACCAAGATGACGATGCTTTTATGGAAGCAATTATTGAAGTAGACACAAAGCCAGAATTGTATGAACAGATGTATATGGAACCACTATTCAATAGTTGGAAAGAACCATACAACAAGTACTTGGATATGAATCGTTTCCGTAATTGGTTTAAGAAGAATGTTTATAAAGGTGAATTGAATAATGAAACGCCGCGCTTTAATTATAACTCCAACAGCAACTAATATATACTTTTCAGAAGAGTATGATAATAACAATCACTGGCGATTCAGAAAGCCAGAGTGTACCTATGATGTTTGTGTTGTAGTCTACAAAGACGATTTTGAACCCGAACCCGGTACATATGATATGATCATACGTAAGAAGGGATTGAAGTTCAAGTTGATTCCTGAAATTTGCGATATGATCAAGTGGGAAGATTATGATTATATCGGTACATGGGATGATGACTATGCTACCGATATCCAGTCTGTCAATCGCGCTTTAGACTTGGCCAGAAAATTTGATTTCAGATTATTCCAACAGGCAGCAATCTCATACAATTTCTTCGATTGCTTAAAGCATAATCCTGAATTTATCTTCACGGAAACAAACTTCATCGAATCTGGTGTTCCTTTCTTTAGAAACGATATCTTTAGAAAGTTCCTTGATTTCCTAAGAGACTATGACTATAAAGTTTCTGAATGGGGTATTGACAAGATACTATGTTATCTGCTACAATGTACAGCTCATGTTGTCCATGAGACAACTATAAAACATATGCGTACCGAATCATGGTACGATAAGACGATTGCTCATCAAGAGATGGACTTCCTAATGCATGAATTTTTTCCAAAGTACATGAAAGAGAAGTTTGGAATTGATTATACATATAACGATCAGCAAGTCACGTATGCTGGACTTAAGAAATCTAATTGAAAGGATATATTATGACTAAGAAAGTATTGGTTACCGGCGGTGCTGGTTTTATCGCGCACCATGTAATTGACACCATACTCGAAACAACAGACTGGGACATTATCACAATTGACCGTCTAGATTTTTCAGGCAATCTAAATCGTCTTCATGAGTTATTGGCTTCAAAGCCGGCTCATGTCAGCAAGAGAGTTAAGTTTATATTTCATGATCTGAAGGCTGAACTTAATCCTCAAACGTCTAATCTCATCGGCGATGTTAACTACATTCTACATCTTGCTGCTGGATCTCACGTTGATAGAGCTATCGAAAATCCACTAGAGTTTGTATTGGATAACGTTGTTGGTACTTGCAACATTCTAAACTTCGCAAGAACATGTAAGAATTTGATTCGTTTCGTATACTTTTCAACAGACGAAGTTTTTGGTCCAGCTCCGCGCGATGTTATGTATGACGAAAGAGCGAGGTATAATTCGACAAATCCTTATTCCGCAACAAAGGCTGGCGGCGAAGAACTTGCTGTTTCTTTCCATAACACTTATAGTTTGCCTGTTTACATTTGTCATACCATGAATGTTTTTGGTCAGCGTCAACATCCAGAGAAGTATGTACCAAATTCTATCAGAAACATTCGTGACGGCGGTCTAATTACTGTTCATGCTGATCCTGTCACAGGTCAACCAGGTTCTCGTTTCTATGTCCACGTAAACGATGTTGCTGATGCCTTGATGTTTATTCTTGGTTTGGATGACACAAAGTTTGAAAAGGATTATGGTGGCGCCAAGTGTCCGAAGTTTAACATCGTCGGTAACGAAGAAATCGATAATCTTGAATTGATTAAGATTATCGGCAACATCATGAACAAGGAAGTTAATTATAAGCTCATAGACTTCAATAAGTCTAGACCTGGACATGATCTGAGATATTCTCTCAGCGGCGAATATATGAAATCTCTTGGTTGGGTTCCAAAGTTAACGTTGCGTGGTCGAATTGAAGAAGTTGTTGATTGGACTCTTGAACATAATCACTGGCTATTAGCATAATGAAAAAGTACATTTACTATCACTTATACCTACCGGATGAAGCTGCTGCTTGGTCTAATTATCTATTAGAACAGTTCAAATTGGCCGAAGATCATGGTTTGATTGACGCTGTAGAGAGGTTTCATCTACAGGTTATTGGTAAACCGAAGAACATCGATTTAGCTAAAGGACTCTGTGCATCTCTCAGCAATAAAATTGTTGTGACTGCTTTTGAAGATAAATTCAAAACAGATAGTGATCTGCATTCATTAGATCGGGATTTGCATGGTCACGGTGTTCGCCCTATTACTGAACATGCAACTATGGAATTGATATATGAACATGCGTTAAAAGAAGACGCGCATTTCCTATATGCTCACGCAAAAGGAGTAACATCATATGAAAGATGCCTTCGCGCGGGCCGTTTCAACGAATTTAGAAACTATTTCTATTGGAGAAAATTCTTAGAATGGGGAACTGTAGAAAAGTGGAAAGAATGTAACGAAAAACTTGAAACGTATGATCTTGTTGGATGCAATTATGCAGAATGGCCTATGAAGCATTTCAGCGGTAACTACTGGTGGTCAAAGTCTGAATATATAAGAAAGTTGGCTGATATAAGAGATGTGAATTGGTGGACTCGTGAATTGAATACTCATCCTATCATGAGAACTTTGACATGGAGACTTAGAGATGAAATGTGGATAGGATCTCATCCTGAGTGTAAGATGTATTCTTTTAAAGATACAGATAATCCTCCGCCACATGGAACACTCGCTGTTGAATTGATGAC